CTTTGGATTTTTCAGCTTCGTCAATCCGGACCGGAATTTCAGCCTGCTTCTTCTTCCACTCCGAAAGCATCTTTTGGAATTTTGAGCGAATATCTTCAACTGACGGTGCTTTTTCCAATTCACTAATCAAAGGTAAAAACCTTTCATCTGTCTTTGCCAGTTCTACGTCCGAAAAATCATCAACGAGTTTCATTAAGATTTTTCTCTGGTCTTTCCATTTCATAGAGTTGAAATACTGCGGATTTGTAAGCATTTTAAACATATCCTCGCTCTTTGCAAGTCCTGCAACATATTCTTTGAAATCCGCTTCACTCTTTGGGTAGCCGTCAATCTCAAATGAATTGACATTCCCCTGCAAAGAAACTGTATCTGTACCTCTTTTCTTAACCCAGTTCTGCTTCTGAACCTTTGAAAGTTCAACTTCCTTGCCATCCACATCTAAGACAGCAACAACCTTAATTTCCACATCATCAATGCGTTTCCCATCCTTATCTAATGGACGAACATTGAATTTCTCCTCTCCGGCACTGTTCTTGTTGAACAAAAGCCATGTAAAAGCGTCAAACACTGTTGTTTTACCACTTGCATTTTGACCTTTGATTTTTGTTTTCTTGGAAAAATTTACATCAAGGCTTTTAATCCCTTTGAAATTTTCCAAGTGCAATGATTTCAAAATCATTCCTCATTCTCCTTTCCGATTTCTTTGACTTTTGAAACTGATACTTCAAAAGCGGTTTTTACTGCTACTGTGCCATCGTCCATCTGCTTGTGATATTCACGGCTCTGCAATCTTCCGATAATTTCCAGATGAGTACCTACATCGCATTTTGAAACGTATGTAGCATATCTCCCCCATGCTATGCATGGAATATAGTCGGAGCCGTATTGTCGGTTGCTTGCGACAATGACATCACATACTCTTCTATTGGAAGCAGATGTGCGCCGTAAATTAGGTTGAATACAAATATACGCATCCATTTTTACTTCATTTACGTCCGACAATAAATTTACCTCTCCACCGCACATGGCATCCTGCACAAATACATAAATGTGCTTATAATTTTTCCTATTGATAGTCCGAATTTCTCCTTGGACTTCAATCTTCTCGTTTTCTTTGATTAAACACTTTTCCAAAATAATCTCTGGAACCAAGCAGATTAGAATATCCTCTTTCTTGCTTTTTCTTTCGCTTTTTAAGCGAAATTCATAAAAGTTCTCACCATGCGACGAATGAGAGAATTTAATCTTACTCGCCACGGTACCTCTTAATAAAATTGTATTCATCTTGACTTTTCACTCCTTATTTGATAAAATGAGCGCAAATAACACATAGTTATTTACTACTGGAATAGCAGTTTGATTTGCGGTCAAGGGTGCTATTCCTTTTCTTTTTTGTATGTTCCCGGTTCATTTGCATAAAACTCTCCGTCTTTTACATAAATTGCACCAAGTTCAATTAAATTTGCAATCAATTCTGGTGTTGCCGGTTTAGCATCTGTCTTAATCATTGTCACTCATCCTTTCCTAATATGAATACTGTTCTTCTTTGTACTCCGAATCTCTCTGTGTCTGCATGAGATTCAAAGTATATGTCAATTCTATTTCCCTTTATCGCACCGCCGCAGTCCTCGGCTATAAATGTTCCAAGACCTTTGATTTTTACCTTGGTTCCGTACGGTATGACTTTAGGGTCAACCGCTATTGTTCTTCCCTGCTTCGGTATCTTGCCAGTAGAAGTTATCTTTCCGTACCCCTCTGAACAATCGCAACAAGGACAATATGCAGTTATTAAGAATTTAACTCCTTTTCTTTTCTTGTACTTCTTTTTCTTTTGCTTTATGTATTTTGCGGATTCCAAAGAACTGTTCATATTTGCGTTTGGAATCACATTTGCCTGCGGTTCTTCTGTTTTTATAAATAACGTATCTTCTTGTGCATATTCCGGCTCGTAAGCGTATACATCCTTAAACACGCTTGTTGCCACCGTTATAATAAGAAGAAACGTCAGAACCGCCAATATCATCTTCTGAATAATAGGCTCACTCCCTTTCTTCCAAAAGCAGACGGAATGTTTCTTTTCCCTTTGGAGTGACATACATCTGCTGTCCTGTCCAACCGTTCTGCTCGTTGTGCTTGTCC